CTCCTGGAAATACTGTAAACAACGCTACTAGTTTCTACACAATCATTTGGAAGTTGGGAAGGTATGCAGATCGCTGACCTGCGGAAGCTAACAGAATTCAAACAACTGACCAATGACCCGGCAGCTTATAAAGCATTAAGCAATGGTGGCGAAACCTTTGAACAATTGGCAGTACGTGCAATGGCCGCCCTTTACGATATCATTAAGGTACATCAATCGGGCGCTAATATTTTAGTGGTATCGCATGGCCACACCTTGCGGCTTTTATTGTCCTTATTAGGCGGAGCGACTTTGGAAAACCATCGTGATGAGGGTAAATCCGTGTCATTATTGAATACTTCTATCAGTATTGTGAAATACGATAGTGAAAGTGGTTTTCATATTGAGCAGCTTAACAATGTGGCTCATTTACAATGATCACAATCTGTTACCTAATTCACACATCGACACACTGTTAGTCTGTTAGCTCAAGCCCCAATACGCTCGTTTTAAATCTACTCATTATTTTTTATTTTAAATCTCAACCAAAGCAGCGTCTTTTCTGTATTAATGCCTCTACCGTAACTTCTAAAAAACCGTTTGTACTTAACGATTTAAACGGTTTTTTAGTATCAATTTATTTATATTCCATGCTTTTAAATACGGTCAAATTTTCAGGTGTTTTTGCAAATCAACTTTAAAATCCAACTGCTTGCCCCATCAAGCTCTACCCGTACTTAACCCTGCCTTGCCGTTTTCCCACAAGGTTTTCAGTAAAACTTTCCACGCCGACAATTTAGGATTGGGCTGTTTGCCTTGTCCGATCAAGTCCATTTGCGTCATATACCAGTTCATTTCCAGCATCGCGCCCGCTTTTTTATCAACCAACGCTACGCCCGTTTGGATGCGATCGGTCTGCACGGTTTGGTAAGTGCCGTTTTGCATTTTGTTTGCCAAATCAGGGACTAAGGCAAACGGGCGGGCGACGCCGACCAAATCCAAATGGCCGCTGGCGAGTGCATCTTCCATGGCGTTTTGCGAACGGAAGCCACCCGTAATAATCAACGGAGCTTGGCTGAATCTCTACCAACTTCTAATGTACCGTTAGTAATACTGACATTAGAGCTAATATCACTCATGTTTCTTGGTGCAAATAAAGTGGTGCCACTCCCTCTTTGAACAAAGTCAACAATCTTAGTAGTAGGGGAAGCTGAGGTCATTTCAGGCGTGAAGTTAAAATCATCTGTTTGTGCGAAATCAAATTTGACCTTTTGAGGATTCTCTTCAAGTTTAATTTTTTCTACATCAAACGTGCCTGCTTTGTTGTTATCACCAATTTGGATGTTGGTTGTACCATTTCCTACTCTTAATGTCCCCGCAGTAAGTTTACTTTCATCTGCAACTAATACATTAACAGTATTGGTTTTAGAGCTCCAATCACTTGCGGCAACACGAATTTCGGCGTTTTTCGGGTACTGAAGCAATGAACCTTTACCGGTAACTGAAATTACCGTATTGGTGACATCTTCCGGGGTATCACGAAGCCATCCCCAAAAGTGAGGTGTCGGTTCAGTCCCTTCAAATTCACCGATTACCTGCCCACCATTGGAAACATATAAATTACCACTACCAAAGTTACCGATATTCATTGAATTATTGGCATCACTGGTTACAATGAGTTTACTGCCTTGCCCGTCAACGACAACAGTTCCTTTAGACTTGCGATGGTTGGCTATATGTAATGTCCCTTGTATATTTACAACAGAGCCCCCATCAATTCTAAGATTACCTTCATTACCATTACCACTACCAACTTGAACTAAGCCGTTAACCGTATCTGGGTTTACCTTCCCAAGGGTTTCCGGAATTCCGTCATTAGTCCCTTACAAAGTAACGCTTGCATTCGCAGCCAATGGCGCGGCTAATAGAAGCAACGTAAGTTTATTAAGTTTAAATTCCATAGTTTTTTTCCTCTCTGTCTCAGAATTAAGACGGGGCGCGATCATATCACTTTTTTATTGCTGAAACAAATTAGCAACCATATTATAAGAACCAAAACATCTAATAAAAAACCACCTTCAGAAGAAGGTGGATTTTGTTTTATATATTTGTTATTTGAATTACCAAGCGTAGCTATAACCTAACACGGCTTTCGCACCAGAACGGTTACCTTTATTGCCTAGAGAATGTTCTAAACGAAGATCTGCATGAATAGCGTGATTACCGAATGGTACATTTAAACCTGCACCACCTTCCAACCAAGTGCGGGAATAATTCTCGCCATATTTGGTATCACCGATTAAGACAGATTTTGCTTTAACAAAATCATGCCATACGTTTGCGACAAAATACACGTTTGGGTTACGTTGGAAGTCTTTGCTGTGGCTTAAACGCACACCAATACGTCCACGTAAGTTGTTGTCCGAACCTTGTGCAACATCACGAACTCCATCATGGAATGATTGAAGTTTTAAATGTTGGTAAACCAATTGGGTTTGTGGTTCAAGGCGCCAGTTGGAATTGCCTAATGCAAAGCTGTGACCACCCTCAACAGATACCGCACCGCTCCAACCATGTTGTCTTACTTCACGGCTAAGATTAGGATTATACTTATTGGTTAAGTAAGAGAATTGAGCCACAGTATCCACATAAGCATCATTTACTGCACGGTATAAGTGATATACACCGATGTTTGCTGCTGTTGTTTTACCTTTACCGGTATATTTATCAGCAGCCACAACGCCGTTTTCAGCACGATATTGGTCGTAGAAGCGACTATCTGCACGAGAATAAGCAAAATATACACCGCTTAGAGATTGTGGTACGCCATTTTGCATTTCGCTGCGGTTAAAGTCATAACCTACTTGTGCGACATATTGTGAACTATCAACGTCTAAACGGGAACGTCCCTCGGTTTCCAAGCGTTTACCGGAAACACGCGCCCAAACGGAAGAATTTGGTGATTGACTAATTTCACCACGACGTTGGTGTAACGTATCCAACACGCTATAACCTAATTCCATATTGACTCGTGGCATTTGGATATACGCAGAAACCGGTGCCGCATAAATATCATGGCCAAATGCTTTTAATGTCCATGCGTAAATAGAACGATCCTTCTTGGTTAACTGAGCTTCTCCGGCATTTCTTGTTTTAGCCGTTCCAGTAAACGTAGCTTGAGAATTTATATTTGCGTCCCAAACCACAGGAGCTGAATAAGCATCTTCATGAGCTTTACGAAGAATGTCTCCTTCAATATAACCACTAGCCGTTTCAACTACAGTATGGCCGGTTGCTGAACGTAGAATATACAAAAGATCTGACTTGGTTGTACTTGAATCATTATTCCAAACGGAACTGACAATCAATTTTCCGTTATTAGAAGTATAGTCAAGCACTCGAAGTGTTTTATTTGCCGATTCATCATCAGAGGCAAGACGAATAGTACCTTCATTATTAACGGTTAACGCATCAGCATTATGACCATTTAATGCTAATGTACCTTTGGAACCAATATTAATCTCATTGGTTTTAGTTCCAGCACCAAAAAAGACATTATCTCTACCGACTTTCAATGTACCATCGGTAATATCAATCTTAGAATTTACGCCTCTCATGCTTGTTGGCGCAAATAACGTTGTGCCAGAACCACTTTGTATGAAATTAACATGAGATTCTTTCAGTGAACCATACGTGTGGATAATAGGGGTAAAATTCAACTCATCATTTTGGTCAAAGGTGAATGTTGGTTTTGTAAGACCAATAGAAAAACGTTTAACATCTAGTGTTCCACCTTTACCTTTGTTGCCAATTTGGATATTGGCTGTGCCATTTTCTAATTGCAACACACCTGCGCTGAGTTTACCGCCATTAGAAATCAATACATCAACATTTGTTTCTTTGTGGCCGCCACCAACTACACGAATTAATGAGTCTTTATGATAAGAAAGTTCAGAACCTTCACCATCAATAATAATTTTAGTATTAATAGCTGTTCGACCATCTGGCTTATGAAGAAGCCATCCCCAAAAGTGAGGCGCGTTAGGATCACCATGAAATGTTGAGCTTACCTTTCCGCCCTCTAAAATAGAGAGATTCGCATTACTGTAGTTACCGATATTTAATATCCCGCCTACATTTAATTCACTTCCGGCACCAGTGACAGTCAATTTACCACCGAAACCGTCATTGTTTTGATTTCCAATCATTACTGTATCACTGATATTTAACTTAGAGCCATTATCAATGGTCATTTCACCATTTGCTTACCCTGCAGGGGTTGTTTTACCCCCCTCCGCAATGGTTAAAAACCCATTTATAGTATGCTCTTGATTATCCGTGATGTTTGTAGCTAAGCCACTTGGCAGAACGTTGGTTCCGTTATGAGTGATACTCGCATTAGCAATAAGCGGAGCTGATAATAAAACTAATGTAAGTTTATTAAGCTTGAATTCCATTATTTTATCCTCGTTTTTAATTAAACAGAGTTCAAATTTTAGCACGACATATACCCCAACACAAATTAAAGGAGTGTTTCGGAAAAAACTGACAGAAAACTCACCGCACTTTTCTAATTAAATCCAAAAAGTGCGGTAATTTTTCAAGGTATATTTCATATAAAAAATCGCCTTACTGCGGAACAATAAGGCGATTTATTTTTAGATAAATAAGTCAGAATATTATTTTGCGTCTTGTGCCGGCGCTGCGACCGGTGCAGGATTAAATTTTTGTTCTAATTCGACACTTTGTTTTTGTAACTCGGCCATTGCATTTCTTAATACTTCAGCTTTTTCAGCATAAGCTTTTTGTTGCTCCGGTGTTTGTGTCGGGTTAGTGAAACTCATATTAGCTTGATCAACCAATAAACCACTCGCCAAGCTTAATACATTTTTGGTTTGCTCTTTGATAGATTTAATTGATTCTGCTTTTACATCTAATGCATCTAAGCTTGTAATTGTATCTTTTACTGATTGATTAAATGTTTCAATCGCTTCTTTCACTTTTTTCTCATCTTGAGCTTGAACTGCAGCCACCAAATCTTGTTGGAATTTTTGTTGTGATTGTAACTGTGTTTGTTCTTGTGCCTTGTTCCAAAAATTATGAATGGTGAAAACCGATTTAGCCGGACGACCTTTATTAAATAAATAGGCTGCGGTTAAACCGGCATGCGCCCCATTGGTCTTGGCGGCGGTTGTGGTGCGGCGAGAGGAATTGGCTGATGAGATAGCCGTGCGCGGCGTGAATTTGTACGCCTGAAAAGCCTGCCTGCTCGGCAATTTTGGCGGTTTGCACGAATTGCTGAATCAGCCCGTTGATTTCATCGGCAGTCAATTCGCGCGGCGGATTGATAAAGCCATCCATGCCTACCAATGGTACAGCGCTCGGCGCAAGCGGCGTTTTATTGACTACCGCAGGCGACTGCTTGCCCGCATGATTGATTTGCATGATGAGCAGCGTGTCGTTTTGCGTGCCGGCTTTCGCCCATTTTTCAGCATCTCAAGGCTGCGGTCGTCTGAAATCACCACATCGTTTATCGAACCTTTGCCGCTTTCGGCGACCATCACATTGCCCGTTACCAAAACGCCTGCGCCGCCTTGCGCCCAAGTGCCGTACAGGCGGACGAGTTTTTCAGACGGCTGGTCGTTTTGGGCAAGTTGCTCTTCCATGGCGGATTTAAAGATACGGTTTTTAGCGGTTTTGCCGTTTTGAAAAGCGAATGGCGTGAATAACATAATCGTTCCTTTAAGTTGATAAGTTTAAAAATGTAAACGTATTCAGGTAAAAATTAAAGGGTTAACGGATAACCCTATTTTGAAAGCGGGCAATTTTGAGCCATCAAATCGGCAAGCTGTTTCAACTTCGCCACCGCATCCGCCATGGCAATACTGTAAAACCGCTCTTTGCCGACCTGTTCCACCGCCACCGCACCGGCTTGCAACATAATTTTCAAATGATGTGACACCGCAGGGCGCGACAGATGCAGATGCTCGGTCAGCTCATTCACATTCATCCTGCCGTGTTCCCACAGCACGCGCAGGATTTGATGGCGGTTTTCATCACTCAACACGGTAAAAATGGGAATGCACTCGCGCATTAAATTCATGGTTTGTTGCGGCATATTCGGCTTCTTGAGTTTATATGTTTAAAAACTTAAACTCATTTTAAAGGGAATGAGGGGGAATGTCAAAGGGAATTTAAGAAGGTTTTTTAAATCAGGATTATTTAACCTTAGCTGCTTAAAAGAAAAGATGCTACTTTAATCGTCTAGCGCAATTTTGAGTAATTTTCATAGGATATTGATTTTTATTGATATTTATTTTATATAATTAAGCAGGGCGCAAGCGTTTTAAGCTGTTTTTGCTTGACAATCAGGCAAAAACAGCTTTGTTATTTTGTGCAAACTCTAGGTAAGTTTGTAGCGTTCAGGATTGTAAGGTTTTTGGGTTTTATGGACGTAGTAAGACACGACAAGCAGCTTACGCATGAGCGCACCTAATATCAGCATCTTTGGTTTGTTCTTGGCTTTTAAACGTTTAACGAAATCGGGAAAGTAATCCCTATTGAGCGCAACCATAGCAGGCATGAACAGAGCTGATTTTAGCCGTCTGTTTCCGTAGCGTGTCATGCTTGAACGACCTTTTACGCTGGTTCCTGATTCTTTTTGTTGCGGATTCAAGCCGGCAAAGGCGGTGAATTGATTGGCGGTTTTAAAGTCTCCGCTAAGCAGATAATTTGTGAGTATGGCCGCTGTTAGTTTGCCAATGGCTGGAATGGTTTGTAGGACTTCTGAAACGGTTTTCAAATCTTGATTGCCGTTCGTTATTGCCTGTATTTCTGCTTCGACTTGCTGAATGTGTTGATCCAATTCTTGGATTTGAACTTGATGAATTTTTCGAACAAATTCGTCTTTAGCTACTTTCAGCCTGTTCTTTTGGGCGGTCTTTTGGGTTTTGAGCTGTTCGTATAGAGCCAATAGGCGTTTCAAGCGGTAGTGACCTATGCTTATTTTTTGCCGAGCGGGTAAATCTTTGGGCATGGCCGTATGGCAATATTCGGCAATAAGCCTTGCATCTTGTTTGTCTGTTTTTGTGCGATGAAAGCGGCTTTTGCCGTATTCGCTGATTTTATAGGGGTTGATAACGGAAACGGTGTAAAACTGGCCGATATAATCGGCAACATCTTCAAAATAATTGCCGGTTGCTTCCATGCAGATATGCAAGTCACAGTCAAAGCCGTCAAGCCAGGCTTTGAAGTTTTCAAAGCCGTTGATACTGTTGTCAAACAGAGCTTGCTTGCGCTTACCGTTGACAATAGCGGCAGCGTCAAAGGTATTTTGCGATATATCCAAACCAACAGCGTTTCTCATAATTTCCCTTACTATGCAGATTCACACTTTTGTGTGTTCTTTGATGCTACTCAATTTTCAGACAACAAAAAAACGCCCTCTTCATCTTTTCTACAGTCTGATGACTTAGGCCGTTTCAAGATGGGCGTTTTTCGGTTCGGGTAGCTAATCCGAACCTGTAAGCCGTCTAAATAAAAGAGCTTACAGCTTCGGATAGTTATCCTAGTATTCAAAGTAGCGGGCGTTCCCGCACCCCGTTGATATTTATTTAACCGTTGATTCCGCTTAGGCTACATCAACAATTAAATAAATATCTCTTAACTGCCGACCTTTGCACCGTTTTGGAAGCCTGTTTTTTCGCCTGCTTCAACATAACCGTCATACATCAGGTTTTGAGGGCTTTTACCGCCCATTGTAAGCACTTGTCCATTTTCAGGCGTGTAGGCTGTCTGCGGTGCTGTTTGTGGCTGTTGTACGGTGTGCTGTTCGTCTTTATATGGGTTAAACGGCAAACCGTTTTTGACGTAGTCTTTGCACATTGCCTTAGTCACTTCTTTCAACGGTGTGCCTTGGGTGCTATAACAAGTACAACCACTATTACCACCTTCAACGCAACCGGCGATGTATTCAAAGGTTTTAACTTGTCTTACATTGTCATAAATGGGTTTACTTTCAGGTTTTTCGGCTAGAGTAGGTACAAAATCTTCAGGCTTAAGATTTGAATTTATATCTTGTTGAATTTTAGGTTGTTCAATTTCATTAATTGCCTGCTGTTCACTTACAGAAGAATCAGAAACAGATTGAACTTCTTCAACTTGGCCGCTACCTTTTTTATAAATCTGATAAACGTTGAAACCTTTCCAAGCCATGAAAGCAAAAATAGCTACCAAAGCCCAAACAGCAAGCGGAATGTTCTTTTTAAACTTCTGATGCTGGCTGGATGATTTGTAGTATTTAAACGCTTCTTTTGGCGGCTTCCAACTTGATGATTCAACGCCTGTTACTGCGGCAGGATTATCAAGACTGGTAACGCATTTATACCAGGTGTATTGCTTCATGCCTACTGCTTTACGCTCAAGGTGCGTATGTTTTGACACAAGATTACGGACAAATACGTCAAGCTGACTAGGGTGTTGAGTCATCAATATAACTGTATGGCCGTGGTGACGGAGTTCTGTTAATTCTTGGATATAAGGCGGAACAGGGCGACCGGCAGCGCGAACAGGATAGGTATAGTGCGCTTCATCAACAATCAAGACTGCACCGGTTGGAATAATATCCCTTAAAGGCGCAGACATTATTTCTTCTTCCGTGAGTTCGTGGGCGTTGAATTTACGTTTATCCAAGCCGTCGATATGACAGAAATAAAGCGGACGATCTACTTCAGTACCGTCTTCAAGCTTCATTTTAAATAAGCCGTCTTCGTTGTTCAGAATCATGGCAACAACGCGCGATGTTTTGCCAGTGCCCATATTCCCAGTAAACAAATAAATCATAACGCTACCTTGGCATAACAAAAGTTAATTTATTTAATGTATGCATACCAATATAAAAACTGAATGCGCCGAATAAATAACCAAGACCTTGGCCAAAACCACCTATTAAAAGTAAATTAAGTATGTCAGACGGCATGGAATTTATTGCATTTAGGGTGTAATCCTTAAATTTATTTAGCGCAATAATATAGCCTGCATATGTTACAAATGTCATGCCAGTAGCAATAATTATTCTGACAATGAGCATTTTTAACAGGATTCCCAAAAGAGGAATCAATCCGGCGAGCAGTGGCATATTATCCCTTTCTCAAAGAGCCGAATACGATAAAGGCGGACATGATAATGAATCCAAGAAGAACGGCAAAACGAACTTTTTCCATGAAAACGCAGAGCGGTTCATAGGTTATTTGTACCGGTCTTCCCCAAATGTTGAAGCTTTTGGGTTGAGGACAAACGCCATTTGGCGGCAAGAAATTGTCACTATCCCACGTTTTTTCATCAGTTACTTGAGGAATTTTAATGTCATCGAACATACCTTCTTGAGGTTTGCCCATTTTGTCACAAGCTAAAATGTCTGGAAAATAATCACAAAGTAAGCCTTTTGATTCTTCTTTCTTATCATCTTTTTTATTTTCTTTTCTTTTATCTTTATCAGATGAATCTTCATCCGGATCAGGTTTTTTATCGGGCTTTCCATCGGGATTATCATCAGGTTTTTTATCGGGCTTTCCATCGGGATTACCATCAGGTTTTTTATCGGGCTTTCCATCTGGATTAGGATTAGGATCTGGATCAGGCTTGGTATTTGGCGCTGCTGGGCTACCTGGATCAAGATCAGGACGTTGAGTAGTTGCGACTTCTGCCGTTGTATTGCCGTTGGAGTCTTTTCCGAAAGTAATGGTGATTTGCACCGGTTTGCCGTTTTCGGGGGTGACAGGGCCAATGGTTACGACTGTACCGGCAGGGACTGATACTTTTTCGTTGTAGCCTGGTCTGCCTGATCCTTCTATAAAAGGGGTAGGATTACTATCAATTTTAGATGTTGCAATTTCTAAAAACTTATTGGTGGTTAGTTCTTCGCTATGATTTTTTATAAATTTGTAGGATATAGCTAATGATTTTATATCACAACTAACGCCCCAGCCATTCCAGCGACATTTAGGGGAAACATTTTCATATTCTGGATAATGTTGCTTCATTAAATCTTTATGTATTTTTTCATAGTCAGATTGAACTTGCATTATTAGGAGGGATTTAGCATCTTGTGCTGATTTTCCTCCCTTTGAAAGAGCAAGCATTACGGAAGAATCTACTCCAATGCATGAATGATAGCCAGGTTGATTCCCTAACTTACCCATACATAAAGCATCATCATAAACTTTAAGATATGTATCGGCATTTTCAGAATAATGATAACCTGCTGATTCTAATGTGGGGTTTACTAATTGATAGGCATCATAAGCATATGAAGCAGCTCCAACGTATGGTAAAGCTTTTAAACCAAGTTTTGCGCCTGCTTTTACCAGGCCAAATGCGCCTGAAAGGACGGCTTTTCGGGATACTCGAGCTTCTAACGTTACGGGGACAGTTGAGGCAGAGCGGAGACCGGTGGAGGCTTCACGGACGTGAAGTGATTTATCAAATCTTGAAACATATTCATGATGAAACTTAGGTCCATTATTATCAAGATACATCCAAGGGCGTATCCCATTCTGATTAAATCCGCCAGCCGGTACACGCATACGACCATTTTTTTCAACGTGTATATCGACATCAGCGAACGAAAAATTAAACCCTAAAAGTATAACGACCGTAATAAAAAGCCGTTGTAATATCTTCATCATAATGTTCAGACCACTCAAACCCATCTTTTGTGAAATTCACTTTCAGAATTGAACAATCTTCAAAAAATACAATTACTTCATCTAAGTAACTTCTGTTCAAATAATATTGCATTGCGTTTTTTGCAATCTCAATAAAATTATGGAACGGATACAAATTTTTCAAATTGAATAATTCAGTCATAAACACATGACACAATTTTTCATTTGAATAATTAGGATTCGTATCTTTTTTAAATCTCAATTCTTCTTCTGAAATATAAAACATAATGCTAACTTTCGTAATGGTTGCTGAAAGTTAGATTTTGCCATTACCCGAATAGGGTATCAATCCTTGAATAAAATCGCCCCTATTAAAACAGGTACCGCCAGCCCCAAGTAAAAATAGTAATCCATCATTTGAGAACCCTTTTCAAAATGGATACGAAATATGAAATAGACGTTTTCAGCTTGGCTTTGCTCAAGACATTTATTCCCGACTTGGTAGTACATCTTAATTACCTATTAGCGTAACAAGCGTTTCACAATGGCAATTACGAAGAGAGCGGCAAATACGCCGACTACCAGCCAACCGGCTTCAAGGCCGTCAGTTTTAGCGGCTTCAATACCTGTTTTTGCTGCTTCGGGCAAAGCGGCATAGGCTTGTGTAGCCAAAGCCAGGGGAGCAGCGGCAACAACGGCCAGTTTTGCGCCGTATTTACGGCAAGTGTTCATCAATTTCATGATGTTTTTCCTTTAGTGAGTTAAACAAAATTGAATAGGTGCTTTTTCTATGATTCAGACCGCACCCGTAGCCTGAATTAAAATTCTGATAAAAAGCTGAAGACAATAAAGTTTTCACCGATTTCGGATAACGCGGTTTCTACCGCTTCGTTTCGGTCGTAGAAATAACCGGCTTCATTGACAAACGGTGTATTACCCACATCACCCGTATCAGACGGATAAAGGAAGTCGCCCGTTTCCCGTGACTGAACAATGTAAACGCGGGTAATTGTCATGTTTTAGCCTTTGTTTGGGGTTTTAGGCTGGAAACCTAAAATTTTGAGTTTTTGGCTTTTGCCGTTGGTCACTAATTCAACCGTCAAAGAGGCTTCAAAAGGAAATGACAGACTTTTGAACTGTTCGAAGTTCACGGAGCCGCCGTAGTCGTATTCAGTAGCCGAGCTACCTAATGCGTTGCCTTGGCTGCTGTCCAACGGTGTAGACACGATAACGCGGCAATAGTCAAAGGTTTTACCGTCAATTTGTCCGTTAAAGCGTTTAACGCCCATGATTTGGCCTTGAATTTGCATTTGCATGATGTGTTTCCTTATTCAATACACTGCACTTGAAGGCGGCAGCGTTTTGCCTTTTAAAATCTATATGCGTATCGGTCGTACATCAGATTCAGATAATCTTGTTCGTGCTTGGCCTCAATGAGCTTCGTCATTTTGTTTTTCTGTTCAATTTCCATTTCAAGCAAAATTTGGGCGGATTCGTTAAGCCATAAACTGCCTTCGGGCTTATCGTGTATGGCCGGTGCGTGGTTTTCGGTACATGAATAAACTTCAAGGCTTAAGCGTTTAGGCAATAAGTCATGATCGGCTTCGAACATGGCTAAGATTTCCGAACGGTCTTTGTGCGGAAACATGGATTTCGCGGCATTGATGGCACGGCCGACTTGGTTTTTTGCTACTTCGATGCAGCGTTCAAATGTCAATTCAAGATTCTTTTTCACTGCTTCTATACGTTTGGCTTTCTCTTGGAATTGGGCACATACAAGGTATGCCCCGCCGAAATACTCCCCCGGAACTGTCAATACTTCGAACGGAATCACAATATCCTTAGCTTTGAATTCGATTTCAAAACGCACCCACTGGCTTTCTTTGTCGCCGAGCTGTTTACCTTTTTCGTAAACGCGAACGTATTTAGATGATTCACGGGAACCGACGTAATAGGTTTTTCCCTTGCCGTTGTTTGATTCCCAATCCGTACCGACCGATTCGCCATCAGGCATCATGTGATGGTTTGTGAACTTACCTGCGAGGCGGTCGGATTTGGCCTGCTCGGGCGTGTATTCGCCTTGAAAAAAGTCTTTGGCAATGTCGATACGGGTAATTTTTGGACGGACTGCCTGTATGATGAAGTTATAAAGCCGTGATTCCCAACCGTCAGATGCTGCATTGCAACCCGTGGCCGTGACTTCAATCAGCATGGTATTGTTTTGCCCACCGAAATGAACGCGGCCATATTGGGCATTGTCTGTACCCATCAACCAGCAGGAATCATAAAAACGGCCACCTGAATGCTTGGCTTTTTCGGTAATACCGAAACCAAAAATATCGGCCAGAACCATAGATGCGCGGACGATGTATTCATCATCAGCAACCAATGGATAACCGGCGAGCAGGGAAAATGTATCTTCGTGGATTGAAAAACTGATTTGGTCGATGAAAGCGGAATTGGCTTTGCCACGACGCAAAGGCACTTCAATCAGACGGCCTTTTGAATCAGTAAGAAACGTGGTGTATTTCTCAAAGGTTTCGTGTTCGGTACTCAAAGCCGCTTCGGTTTCTGCTCCCCCCCTGTTAGATAAGGGGGGCGCCATCGGCGCGCGTGAATCCGCCTTTGGCGTGTCGCTTACGCCGCCACCGCCAAAGGCGGCTATACGCGCTTTCTTAATTTCCTGATTCATCA